CTCGATCGTGTTGCTTGCCGGCTTGCGCTCGAAGCGGAAGATTTTCCCGAGCGAGCCGTTGCGTGCCTCGACGATCTGATGCCCGCCCGGCTGCAGGATGTCGCGCCAGATCAGCGCCTTCCGCAGCCGGCCGAAAGCGGAGCCATTGTACGGTTGAGCTTGGACCTTATTGGGATTCGGGAGGCGGAACTCGAGGGAATGATCGACGTTGAAGAAACGGACCTCGCCGTAGAGGCCGACCTGGGCCTCGTACGACGCTTTGATCATTTCGAAGGTCTGTGATGCCCGATTGAACTCGAGCGTCGTGTCAATGTCACGGAAGACGCCGTCCTTCAGCGCGCCGTCGCGGAAATGGATGTGCCCCAGGTGCGCTTCAAGAAGGCACCTGCCTGGACTGACCTCGAAATGCTTCGCCGTGAACGTTCGTTTGGCAAGCAGCTCGCGCATCAGACGTGAACCTGGACGTGCAGTTTCCACTTCTCGCCGCCGACGATCCGCAGGCCCATCACTTCACCCTGCTCTTCACGGAGTTTAGCCGTGAAGAACTTGCGGGCGATCTCGAGCGCCTTTGCTCGAGCAAGGACCTGATTATTACTGAGACCGTCGATGCCTTTATCTCGCAAGGCATTGATCCATGCGTCCCCAGGCAGCTTGCTCGCAAGTTGCAGATAGAACCTTTCTGACTCAGTGTTGGACCGCTTTGCCGGAAGCGCCAGCAAATCCTGGATGTGTCCGATCATCGCCGGATACATCTCGTCGGCATCGGTTTCAAACCATGCCTCGCCTTGACCCTCAAATTTCCGAGGTTCAGTCGGCTTCACAAATTGCTTCGCGATCATGCTTCCTCCTTAGGATTCGTTGATCTGGATCTCAGCGTCGATCAGAGTCAACGTCTGCGTGTCCGAGATGATCCGGTTCGATCCCAGGCTCCAGTAGTTAATCAGTTGCCGGTTCGCGGGCGTCGCGTTATCATCGAGAAGTGCCGCATAACGCGCGCCGGTCCCGCTGGCTGGCAAGTTCCCGCCGCTGGCGGTCCAGGAAAAGTTTTTGAGCTGGATCAGGCCCCTGTCGTTGACGTCATCCTCGGTGTACACGTCGAAGTCAGTCGAGTTCCGGTTCACCTGCTGCCCGCCGGCCGTGTACCCGTTGCCCGCTGGGATCTCCGACACATCGCTCAACAGATTGTGATCCGGACCGGGCGCGGTCGTCTCCGCGAGAAGCGCCAGGTAAAACTTCGTGGTCGCCGTCACCGCGCGATAGTAGACGCCCAGCTCAAGATATTTACCTCTGTTTGTCCATCCGCTCATTTGTTTTCCCTTTCTTTTTACTTTTTACATTTTACTTTCGTTCATCCTCCGCCAATCAGTATCTCTTCAACCTTCTTCACCTTTCCTGTTCCCGTCCGCCCGACAATGAGCGATCCGTTGAATACCCGTTTCTGCAGGAACAACAACTCTGCAAACGATGCGCTTCCCCTCACGTCCAGCATATCGATCGTAAGCTTGTATTTGCCATTCACTTTCTCGATCCTCCAGCCACTGCCGAGGAAGCCGTCCGCGTACGTCTTGGAGCCGACAACATTGCCATCACCGTACTTTGTATCTCGCTTCACGACGTTCTCGCCGCTCTCTTCCACGATCGCCTCGACCGTCGTGACCAGGTCATCATCGTCGGCCCGGATCTCAACCCATTCGCCGCCAGAATGACCGGCAAGCAGGTCCCTCTCGAGATAGGTGAAAGCATACCGCTTCGACCCGATCACGAGCACGTTGTGAGCCTCGATCAGTGCCCCGGCGGCCGACCGCGCGATATATGTCGCATTGTGGATCTCAAGGGGCTGCTTCTGAGCTCGCAGCCAGGTCTGAGCGAGCATTTCATCGATCGTCGTGTTTGTGGGCTGTTCAGCTCCATAGGGCCCACGTTTCCAGTTGCCCGTCGGCGTCTCGAATCCGATTGTCAGATGGCTGATTGTCGCTGAGGTCGGTCCGTCTCCGATCCGCAGCGTCGCCTCATCGCGGTTCACACTGTTCGGCAGAACGACAGAATTAGAGACGGTCTTCGTTCCGGTGACCGCTGCCACATCGCCGCTCGCTTTGATCACATCGATCGTAAAAGCATCATATTTGACCGCCATGTGCATCGGCTCGCTTCCGGAATATTCGAACTCGACGGCTTGCCACAATCTCACCGTGAGCAGGCCAACATTCTGCGGCAGCTCCGGAGTGATGAGCTCCCACGTCTGCGTGCCAATCGAAGGACTTTGTAGGCCGACATCATTGAAAACGATCAGATCCTCGTAGGGCAGGCATTCGCTGCTGAGCTTCCAGGAATTCACGCGATCGTGTCGCTTGAGGAAGTAGTCGCCGAAGTAGATGGAGAAGTATGCCTTGCGCGGCGTTGGCGATGGATGGTAGTAGTCGAGCGCGAGCAATGACTCGCTCGGAATAATTGCTGCAGCCAGTTTGATCCATAATGCTCTTCCAGTCGCACTCACGGCGCCGGCTTCGCCATCAATATGATACGGAGGCGGATCGTCTTTGTAACTGCCGGCATAAATGCTGAGCTGGGCAGAATAGACGCCTTCCATTGCCTCGCCGGTGCGTATTACCTCGAGTGCCGGATCCGATTTTGTCCAGCCCGTCGGCATCTGATTCGGATCGGGCCAGTCCTCGAAATCGCCGTTAGGTATCTGCACGCTGACCGCCTTCGGCGTGTAGATGACCGTCGTCGTTTTGAACGCCTTTTTGTACGGCCTTCGACCGTCGCTCAGACGCTTACCATATTGCGTATCCTCGGCGATCGTCACAGCAGGATTGTAGTTGCTCACCGACGCGACGAAGACTCCATCCTGGTCGTACTCGAAATATTTGAACGACGCCGCGCCAAGCAGCTCGCGTTGAATGACCCACCAGACGTTGTCCGATTGATGAAGCTGCAACCCAAACCGGAGGAGATATTCCTCGAAGACTTCCCTAGCGGAAAGGATCTCATTGCTATCACCGCGCTCGGCCAGTCTCTCCGTGTAGATTCTAGCGAGAGGATCCTCAGACGCCAGGATGTCCGGCGTAAACCAATTCGAAGCGAAGCGGATGTTGAGGCCCAATCCGATCTTCTTGAGCAGATCTGCAGCGCATTGGACGATCGATACTCTGTCCTCATTATCGAACGCATAATTCTCGAGCTGGCCCAGGCCGTCGATAGCGCTGATTTTTGTCGACTCCGGACGGAGGTTCAACGAGTCTTCGAACACGTCAGTGAGGATCTTTCCATTCCAGTAAACATTCGCTCCCTTCAGGATGAGGAGCCGGAAAAGTTCTTCATCCGCGTCTTTGATTTCCGCCTGGAGCACCTTCGCCTTGTCGAACACGAGCAGCTCGGCGCTCGACGGACGGATCGGCGTATAGACGTCGTCGCCCTGTTGTCCCCACTGGACTACGAACGCCGGCGTCGCCGGTACGATCGTTGTCACCCCGTTGGCATGAGCTTTCTTCCAGATCTCAGCAGTATACGTCGATCCATCCAGCGATTGACCGGATCCAATATATTTGAGGCCGTATATCATACATCTTTTTGGCGGAGGGAGAGGTTACGTCAGCCCCTTTCTTGTATCAAACTCATCCTGGTTTCTCAAAACGGCTTTGAGATCTCGTCCGATAACCTTCAGCTCCCCGGTCAGCTTCAAATTTTCCAGCTTGTCGACCGCTTGCGCAAATCTTTCCACGAGTTCCCTGGACATCCCGCCGCCTCCGGCCGTTTGTATCTTCTCGGCCATTCTTTGCGCAAACTTCACGTTGAGTTGCCTATCCTGCTCGAGGATCAGCCTCGGGATGATCTCGGCCCGCGCGATCTTGTAGAAGTCTTCCTCAGGAGCGATGATCTCGGGATAAAATCCCTCAATGAAGCCGGCCTGACCTCTCTTTGTTTTTCCTCCCTCTTCGAATCCCACGATCGATGCAGCCCTCACTGTTCCAAGTCCTGCCAACACGGCGCCGGTCCCGATGCCAGCAGCTCCGCCGAAACTGGCAATCGAAACGAGTGTTGCTGCGGTGGACGCTGCAGGAATGATGGCAGTCATCGCGGCATTCGTTGCGGCCACAGATCCCGCCATTAACACCTGATCGATAAGCCAATTCTCAATTGCCTTCACGGCAAGTTCCGAAAGCGCTTGAATGACAGTGTTCTCCATCGAGAGCCAGATCGCGTCCCACTGGTCCTTTGCCTGTCTATGGACACTCAAGAATTGATCGAACATCGATCGGACGCCGGCTGTCATTCCGTTGATCATTGACATCTCGAACTGATGCGTCTCTCTCCATGCCTGCCGTCGTTGCTCCTGGTCCTGGCGCTCTTTGGCCACGAGCTCGTCGCCGAAGAGTGTCATCTTGTCCAGCTTCTGTTGTTCCAATCTGAGCTCCGTGTCGATCCGCTGTCGGGCTCCGGCATCCGTCTCCCGGTTGAATGTGTTCTGTAGGTCCTGCACTTTTTGCAGCTGCGCAGCAATGGATCCGACCGGCAGGATTTTGACATTCGCCTCGATATTGACGCTCTGCTCCTTCGCGCGCAGAAGTTTGGTATACTCCGACATGTAGACTTTTAATTGCTCCAGCCTCTTCTGCTGAGCCTGTGTTAGCGGGCCTTCGATTGCATAGATCTGATCCATCTCAAGCCGGGTCAGATAAAGCGCAGCATCCCTCTCGATCTGCAAGCGCATCAGTGCATACTGGCGGCTGATCTCGGTTTTATTCTCCTCATTCGTCTCCTGCGCGAGTTGCGATTTTTCTGCGGCATCAAGCTCAGCCAGCAATGCCTGTTTGCGCAAATCTCGAATGGCAGTCTCGTTTTGGACGTCCAACTGTGCCAATTTTTCGTTCGTTGCTGCTCGGATATTCGCGCGCTTGTCGCCATACTCCAAGTCCAACTCGGTCAGCACGCTGTTGAGGCTCTCAATCTTCCTTTCTGCTTCGGGTCCGCCAATCGCGTTCAGTCTCTCAATCTCAAGTTTAATACTTCGCTTTGCCGCCTTCTCTTCGATGTCCAGCCGCTGCGTAGCATAACGTTCCTGGATGGCCATTCGCGCGATCTCCGTCTGAGCGGTCGCGAGTTCCAGCTTTTCTTGCACGTCAATGAAGGCCGTCTTCCTCCGGTCTTCGATCTCGGCCAGGCGAAGGACATGCTGATCCCTTTCCTGCCGTTCATCGTCATCGATCTTCTTGACCGCATTGTTGTGCGCGATGCCCGCCGCCTTGATCGCCTCTTCTTTCTGCTTATTGGCGGCATTCGATGCGATGATCCGCTCGACTTCGTCTGTATAATCCTTCTCAGCCATCAACCGCCGCTGCTGAAAAGCGTTTTGCTCGGTCTGGATCTGCAGCTCGAGAGTTCTCTTCCTTGTCTCGACTGCGTTCATCTGGCTTGCCTCTTGCTGCTCATCCAACTTCTTTAATTCGTCGACAGAGAGTTTGCGTTTCTCTTTAACTTCATCAAGCATCTTGTTGATTTTGCCGTAAGCAGTGATCGATGTGCCGGCCAGGGCGTCGATCCCCTCTACTATCCCATAGAGCCCGCCTTGTTCCAGTGCCGCGATTGCCCGCATTTTTTCGAGAGACGCGATATTCTTGTCAATCGCGCTGATGTTCGATAGAAGCGCCTGCCGGTAATCCTGCATGTCCTTTGCTGTCGCCGAGCGCAAGGATTGCGTGAAGGATTCGACTGCACTAGCGGCAATTTTCGCCCTTGTCTCCGCACTGGAGAAAAAATTGAGCAGGGTAACACCCACAGTGACGAGAGCTCCGATGACTGCTGCCGTCCCACCGGTCGCAAGCCCGAGCAGTGACATCATCGACGCCAGGCCGAATCCCGCCGAGACGCCCTGAGCCATCGACTGTCCCATCTTCTGCAGCTTCTGATCGCCTCCCGTCGCGCTGCTCGCCAACTGGATGATGCTCTGGACTAGAAAGGAAACCCCGCCGAAGACCTCGAGCGATTCCCGCTTCATGTGCCGGAGCGACATCGTGTGCGAGTCGACTGCTGTGCCGGCTTTCCGGGTCTTCTTTTCGAGGTCGTCTACCTTGCCGCCGAGGTCTCCCGTCGCTCCCGTTTGTGTCGTGGCCGTCTTGATGGATTCAACCTGTGCGCCGATGTAGTCATCGACGGTCTTTGTAAGCCCCTTCAACTGCTCGTCAAAGACAGTGAAATCCGGCTTCGCCTGCAAGTTGAGGACCGGAAGAATTTGCTTGCCGGCCGCCTGGGTCATGGCAAGCATCGTCTTCAACCCGGCAGCGAACGGGTTCAGATCGATCGTGAATGTGGTCCGGATTTCAGAGATTGGTGGCATAACTCAAAGCTATCTCAGTTTTTGTAAGAGCAACGCCAGCATCAACGCCATCGGCTCTTCGACAGCCTCGAGCTGATTCTTCCACTTATCATTGCGCTTCACCAGATGTAAGCAAAATCGGACCGTTTCGCTGTATCGCCAGTTGGTCCAGATTTCCTTCCACTTCAGTGCATCATACTCGCAGCAAAATAAAACGAGGTCGTGAAGGAAATCGATGAATGACTTTTCCTCCGCGACCTCATCAACGTGGTCTCCGGATGCGTCACGAAGTCTCAGGATAGTTGAATTCGCGACAACAAGGTCTTGCTCCGCTGCTCGAAAAAATCCTGGATCACCTCGTCGCTTAGCCGGAGATCAAGGTTGGCAAAGTCGACGTCCGCGGATCCTTCGACCAGGCAGATGTCCAGAGCCTTTTTTAATTTCTCCGGATCCCGGCCGGTTTCGAGAACGAACATCGCGTAACTGATCTGACCGTCTCCGGTTCGCAGCTCGTTGAAATTCTTCGCTCCAAACAGCTCGAGGAAATCCACAATCCGTTTGAGTGTCGGAGGAGCCAAAGTCTTTGTCACGGTGAGCGGAGTCGAACCCTCCCCTCCGCCGACCTTCGGAAACGTATACGTCTTCTCTGCCATATCATGGCCTCCTTCAAATTATCAAACGTCCCCGTCCTCATAAGAGGGGGTAAGGTTCGCCATTACGGTGTCACTGTCACGATACCGGCTTCTGTGACGCCGAAACCGACCGCCGTGATCTTCCGGGCATGGAATTTGCCTGCAGATTGGGGATCGAATTCGATGCGCGGCACGCACGGACCAACCTTGTAGTTCTGCGCGACGTTAATACCGGTGAACTTGAACCACATCGGCGTCAACGCGCTCTCAGCCGCTACGAGGTCCGTGTACACCGCCGCCGTCAGATCCGAACTCCGGATCGAGACCTTAGCCTTCTTGCCGGCGCTCGCCTCATTCTCATTCCCCAGTGCCTCAACCGGCGTCTCGAATTCAACGCCCGTCCCGTCCTTTAGGACGTTTGGGATTTCGGTCGGCGTGGCCATGCCTGCGTTGTCATCATACTCGACCTTCGACCAACCGCCGCGGATGAATGTACCCATAGGTGTCTCCTCTCAAGTTGGAAATTGATAACTGACAATTCTACGGCGTAAAAACAATCACACTTGATTCCTGATACGAGTACCCCTTCCCGGTCACTTTCACGGCATTGAATTTGCCGACTTGCTGCGGATCCTGGTCCACCTTCGGCACGACGCCTTTCACGACAAAGTTTGCAACTACGGCGCGGACGTCGTCGATGTTCACGATGAACGCTCCCTTGTCGACGGCCATATTCAGGCCGACGGAAATCACCGCCGTCAAATTCGCCGGCGTTGCCAGCGTCAAATTGACCTTGGTCCAGACACCCGCAGACAAAGCCGGAATGTTGAGCGTCTCGAGAGGTGTAACGCATGCCGCCATGTCATCTAGCAGGAGTTGCAGATCGCCGGCGGCCAGTGAGATCGAACTCTTGATCTGGAGTGATACCTGCTTGCGCGCCGTCAGATTCATCGAGACGATCGCTTCGGTAGCAAGCCGTCCAACACTTGCACCTACAGCGACGTCCAGTTTCGCCGAACCCGCGCCGACCTTTTTGTCAGTCGGGTCCAATGTCGAAGTGACATCCGCTCCAACGTATTCGTCCCATGCGTCTTCGCAATCATCAATGATCTGCTCGGTATCAATGCTCACGAAACGAAACGCGAGCTGACTCTGCGCCAGCTCAGCGGCCTTCAGCGCATCGAAAACGGTCTGATCTATGTTCGCGCTCCGGATGTTGATCTTGTATCCTTTCCCTGCCGACCTATCGGTCCCATCCGCAAATTCTTCCGTAGGGGTCTCCGGTTCGATCCCCGTCCCGTCCTTCAAAAGATCGGTGATCTCCTGGACCGTCCCCAGGTTCGGATCCGAGGAAAACTCGACCAACTTGTAACCGCCGCGTCGTTGGATTGTTGGCATAGTCTCAACTCCGATCTACTAAACTTCGTAATAAGAATACTCTGCACCGTAGACGATCAACCCTCCAGCACTGAAAATGAAGATCTCTTCCTCAAGCGCAAGGTTCACGTCTCCCAGATCTGTTGCCAGTGCACCGCCGTCGTAGCGTGCGCGAAGCTCATCCAAGATTGAGTAGCATCCACGCTGTGCATCCGATTTGTCACGTAACGACGTCGAGCCGATCGAGAGAAAAAATCTCGGCTTCTTGATCCCGCTTCCTTCATCTGCCATCCGTTGATCCGGTTCCGGTTTGAGTCCTCCATATCTAAGCAAGACGAATGGCGCCAATGGCGTTAGGGCCATCAACGTTTTCTCATCGAACTCTGCCTCGTGTGTCTTCGCGAACCTAATCCCGCTAATGTGCGCCTTGATGTCGAGCATCCAGGGATCCTCTATTTTCGCGATTGGGATCATTCGCCTATCAGGAACCTCTGCAAGATCTCTCCAAACGTCTCCTGCGTCTCGGGCGGCATATAGGTGTAGTCGCGCTCCGGTATCGTGACTTCTTTCACGCTCACGAACCCGCCGCCGGCGCCACGGAAGCGGAGATAGGGACTGTTCTTTGCCCGGATGATCCCGCCGAACGCCAGGATCCCCATGATCCTCGGATCCGTCAGATGTTCCCGACCGACTGCAGTCGGTCCCGCCGCGACGGAATTCCCTTCGACTGCCGATGTCATCGAATTCATCAGCGTCCCGGAGTCACGGAGAGTCTGTCCTCCTCTCTGGACGGCTTCCTCACGGCTGTACTTGCCCGACTTGTATTTCAAATACGCTCTTCGCCTGCTGACATCCACGCGCCCCGATCGCGGCCAGCGGTTCGGGCGTCCGCCGACGTCGATGTTCGCCTTCATTTCATTCGCCATCAGAACGCCGATCTCAGCCAGCGGCTTCTGAGGATTCAGCGCGCGCTGCAGCATCTCGCCTAACGTTCTCTGCAGTGCTCTATCATCCATGTATCCCACGGTTCGCGACTCACTGTTCACAATCACAGGCTATCCAAGGAATCTTTCCCGAACACCCGATCGTTCGCGCTGAATGTGCCTCCGGTCCTCTTCGTGTTTTCCGTCGGCACGACGGCGCCATCGATCACGGCGTTTCCTTTTGCCACGTCCTTCAAAAATGCGATCGCATCGTCATACATGTCACGGATCGACGTCGAGATCTCCCCGCCCAGGACGCCGATGCGCTTCTCATACAGCTTATAAATGGCGATTGCGACTGAGAGTTGCTTCACCTTTGCCGGGACTGGATTGAATGGCACAACGTATCGCCGGCCAGCATACGAATCGATGTCTGAGTCGGCCTCGGCGATCGCTCCGTCGACGACGCTTTGAACGACGCTCAAACCATCTTCACTCGTGAGCTGCTTGAGCTGCTCGACCGAGATCTTCGGCGGTGCGATGTCGCCGTCCTCTGAGCCAGTTTGTGTGCAATATGCCATATCAATTGCCGATCATTGGTAGGACCGACATTCATGCCGGTCCAATAGTGGCCGTGCAGAGAGAAATCTCTGCACGGCCAGCCCGTCGGGAGAAGGAGAAGAAGCCCGAAGGGGGAATCAGTTCAGGCGTTGTTGATCTTGATCGAGTACGGCCACAACCCGAACGCAGCGTTGAAGCGTCCTTCAGTCGAGTATTGAAACTCTCCTCGCGTGAATACCGTCTCCGATGTCGGCTGATCCAGTGCCACCAGGTGCGGTCTGTCACGCATCTGCATCACAAAGGGTCGAATGGCCGATCCAACATAGTCGAGATACCAATCAATCGTGTCGGTCAAATTCATGTCGACGCTATATGTGAACGCACCCTTTAGCACGTTATCGGTCTGCGCAATCGTCGTCGCGACCGAGAGCAGCTCGAACATCCCTTCAAGATCGGGCGGACAGGTAATATGAAACTTCAGTTTGCCTGCCTGGCGGATGAAGGGTTTGCCCTGATCCGTTTTGAACTTCCGCATGGCCGCGCGAGCGGAACGGAAATCTGCCGTGATTTTGTCAATCGCTACTCCGGTCCCGGCCAGCAAATTGCTTTGCGCGCCGCTCTTGCCAGTCTGGTGATTTGCAGCATAAAAAGACTTGCCGTCGTAGATCACTATTCCGGTACCAGCCTCGCGCAGTTCAGACAACAGACTGTCCTGCTTTACCACGCCCTCTTCTGCAAGTTGTGCGATCTTGGGCCTGTACATGCCGAGGCGGTCGTCGTCGATGTCATCGCGCTTGACGCCGATCGTCACTTCCCATGACTTGTTGGGTACGGTATAATGAAAGCCTCCGACCTCCTTCACAAATTTGTCGCCGAGCCATTCGCGCATCGCCGGAGTGTCACCGAGCCACTGATAATCTTCCGCAGCGCCTGTCGATCCGACTTCCATCGCATAGTTGGGCCAGTTTGGCGGCATCGCGGCCAGGGTCTCATTGTAGATTGCGTTGAATGATTTCTGCAGGCTGGCGAGCGTGCCGAGACTAACGAGCCCCATTCCGACCGCTCCTGCTCCAAGTCCCAGCGACATCCACGCAGATCCGGCACTTGTCCCGGATGTGGTTGAGGCGAACACCGGCAACGTTAGCAAGATTGCCAGCATCGCAATCGAAAAAATCCGTTTCTTCATTGTCACTTCTCCTATGATAGTGGTTGTTCTCTGCGCTCAATCCCTCAATGCCTCCCCCTTTCAATAGGGGGAGGTTCGGAGGGGGTCGAAAACCAGCGTTCGCTCTTACGTCTCGATGTAGACTGTGCCTTTCGCGGTCACGGTCGCATCCGTGTTCGCACCGCCAACCGTCAGTGATATGACATCACCGATTGCCACGACATTGAGGGCCGACGGTGTCGCGACATCTACATCACCAGCCGCAGAGCCGGCTTGCGTGATCGTCACGACTCCACCTGTGATCGCCACCGCGCCAATCTTCCCGGTGAGTGTCGCATCGCCGCCGGCAAGCGCAGCATCAATGACGGAATAGATCTTCTTGATCGTACCGGCGACAGGAGAGACGATCCGGTATACCTTTGCATCGGCTGCCTTCAGATCGAGCGCATGCAGTTCAAGCGTAACCTTGTTCGCCGCGATGTTCGCGCGTGCGGTAGCAGGGTTGGCCAGGTCGGACAGATTGTTTGCTGCGACTACATCGCCGTCTGCAGCCTTTGTATTCTTGAATTCGACCCAAACGCCGTCATCATCTACGGCTCGGATATAGCCGGCTGCCGGACGCGCCCCTGCACCATTGGTTTTTGCCACGGTCTGATCGTCGACGATATAGCATGTCTGGCCGAGTTCGGCAATTGTTATTTCATCCGCTGCGCCTGAATTGTCGCATTTGAATACGCCCTCACGGACCGAAACGGTCAGATCGCCATCCCCTCCATCCGTATTGTCCACGAATTGCTCCGAGATGCCGAGCGGGATCAGAGTGTTGTCCGCGGACCCTTTTACCGCGTAGCCGGTGGCATTCTTACACACTATGGCGCCGTGGAAGATCTTCGCTCCATCAGCCACACCATAGACGTAACTCTTGCTTTCTCGCGCTTCGAGCTGACGGTCCTCAGTGAGTACCGCCATCGCAAGTGGAAAGATCGGCAGTCCGGTGATCTTTTTCACCGCGAGAATGGCCAGCAACATCACCATCATCACGATGAGAGAAATGATTTGAGGATTCATAACGCAACTCCTTTTAAGAAGTGAATGGTAAACCCTACTCCCGAATTTGAATCAATCCCGCATTTCTCGCGGGTCCGCGATCGTCACTCCTGCTTGTTGTGCTTCTCAAGTTGCTCCTTCGTCACACCGAGCTTTGCTGCTATCTTGACATCCTCCGGCGTTATCCCCTTCGCCGCGATCGCCACATCGCCTCCGGTCGGGATCTTCTGCACCGGACCGATGATCGGCTGCTTGCCCCAAAACTCTTCGAATGCTTTGATGTCCTTCGCGAGGACCTTCTGCGCATCGACCCATTTCGGATCGTTCTTTTGCACCGGCAGGATCTTGCCGGCAATGAATGCTCCGTCGATGATCCGGTTGAATTCGCGGTCGAAGTCTTTCATTTCAAGTGCCTGCACTCGCGCGGCCATTTGCGGAAGTTGTCCTGCACCGGCCTTTGCAACCACGATTGCAGCTTTGATCTCTTCGAGGGTTGCTTCAGGCTTCAGCTCGAGCGCCTTCGCGAGCTCCGTGATGTTGCCCTTGGCAGCGACGACGGCCGCCTTCAGCTCCGCATCCGTAGCCTCGGCCTTCAGCCCGAGGGCTCCGATGACTTCGGCACGGCCCCCGATGATTTGCTGCGATGCAGTAAGATGCTGCTCGAGCTTCGCAAGGACCTCGTCCTCGGTCGCAGCCTCTGCGAGTTTGAACGTCGCGATCAGTTTTGCGATGACTTTCTTCATTGTTGACTCCTCCTGAGTTAGAAAGATCGTGGGGCCGACATTCTTGTCGGTCTTCTCTGTGGATTTGGACACAATTGGTTTTAACTCCGAAAAGAATGGTTGGTTTGTCAGCGCGGCATTGAGAAGCATCGCGCCAACCTTCCTGCCGCTCTTCGGATCGATCCCGTCGAGCGTAAAGACGGGAGAAAGAAATCGGTACTCTTTGTTGCGCAGATACTTGAGCGCCTGATCGGTCCATTCGACGGCCGCCCAGAGCCCTTCCTTCCCCTTATTGATGAGGCGTTTGATCCATCCGGCAGCCGGCGCCTGGTCGCCTGTCAGCGTCTGGTGCTCGTAGTCGATCACCAGGTCCCGGCCCAGATGGTTGAAATTGTCGGTCATCGCGGTGATGTCGCCCTCGGCGACCGTGAACTTCAGTTGCCGTAGCTTGCCTGTGTCAGGGTCCTCCTGCTGATAACCCTTCCACTCGCCGATCGGCACGAGCTGCACCTCGCTCATCCGGTCCGGAGATGATGCCATGCCCCCGAGATCGGAGCTCATCACAAGGCGCGGCGAATTCTTCGCCACGGTAGTGTTTGGTTTCCTCTCGAGGTGCGGCGCCACGTTCTTCACGATCTCATCCCAGGAAGCCATGATGACCTTCTCGTCCTCCGATCCATCCGCGGACAACGAAAGCGAGGTCCTGCAGATCGCATACGCGCTGGACTCGTCATGTCCCTGCTCCATAACGTGCGATACGCATCGATGTAGTTTTTCACTCGGCATGGGAAATAACTCTCATTAGTTCATCCTTTGATCCGTTGTGAATCCCCTCGCCTTTTTCCCCACTTTATCAGTTTCTGGATGTCTCTGTCTTTCAGGATCTCCTGGATCGCTGTTGTGACAAGTTTGTTCACGACATACTCACGCAGCCAGGCGATCCTGAAGAGGATGTTGATCAGCGCCGTGACGAGCACGACGACCGAGATCACGTACACCTTCACGAGCTCGGTCCACTCCGGAACGAACATCACGCTCATCCCCACGCATGTGAGGGCCGCGACATAAACCTTCATTCTCATGTTCAGGTCGCGGATTCACCGACCTCTGCCTCAAGCCGTTTGATCTCGGTGTTCAATTTGTGTAGGATCTTCATCTTCCGTTCGATCGTCTTCACGTACACAGAGAGCCGCTCAGGCATGATGTTCTGCACATACGCGAGATCGGCGTCCATCGGCTCGAAGTGCACCACGATCGCCTTTACCGCTGCGTCAATCTCAACGGAGACCGTCTGCCGTTGCTCCCGCAGCTCAACGAGCCTTCCCAGAATCATTTGCCGGTTTGTCGGTGCCATGTTCTCCTACCGTTTCAAAGTTTGTATCGTCTCATAATCGCGATGAGCTTGAGTCCATAGTCGGGATCCGTTGCATACCCATCGCTAGATAATTGGAGTGCGAACGCCTCTGGTGATTTCTTCAAGCGCGCGCTCGCGTACCTCGGCGACAGACTTAGATATTTGCCGTGCGTGACGAAACACTCTGATATACTTTTGTACGAGGCAAAACGCACAACCTGGCCTGTCGCAAATCCCCGGGCTTCCGTGTCCCGGATCTTCTCCCGTCGAAGCACGAATGACGAGTTCCCCTTGTAAGGCAGCACTGCGCTCAGTGTGTGCCCGAAATAGTTGCTGCAGCCTAAGTTGTTCCGTCCCCAGGACGATTCGATGGCCCATTGAGCGAGCGTCACTCCTTTCGGAATCTTGTATTGACTTTGGATTCGTTGAGCGAGAGCTTTGACGGTGTCGGGAAAGAATCCCGGCCGCGCGTCGGGGAGTTCGATGTGAGCGGAGAGCTGCGCCTTCCGTTCGTCGGCGATGTCCTCGCGCTGTGCGGTCCACTCGTCGATGAGGAAGTCGAGGGTTCGAAGGGCGATTGTATCTTCGTCGGGCGAGATTTGAATGAGCGCGAACCAAACCGCGCTTGCGATCCCAATGCCGAGGAGAAATGCAAGGAGAATTTTGCTCATTCATCGACAGTGCGTCGTGGACAAAAAAAAGCCCCGATTCCTGATCGACTTTCGATCGATCAGGGATCGGGGCTCCTTGTTATCGGATGACCCGTCTTCCTTCCCTCTCCTGCATACGTCCCTCCCCCTCTACGGGGAGGTTAGGAGGGGGTTACATACCGTTGTTAATCTACCTAGTCTTTTTGACTTTGTCAAGTCCCGCCGCCTGGATGCGCGCAATGGCGCCGTCAGGCAGTTTCCGTTTGCCGCGTGCTTCAAGCCGAGCGACATGCACCCGGTCGGAATAATTGAGCAGCTCGGCCAACTCGTCCTGAGTTTTACCCAGGCGGTCGCGGAGTTTGCGGAGATCGTTACCAGTCATGGTCGCTCCTTAATCTTATCAGATATTGTTGCCAAGCTCTCAGTGACATGCGCCGGCATATTAACTATCGATCCAAGGCGGCCGAAAAATCCATCTGCGCCATATACTGTCCCACGGACCTTGTGATAGTCCTTCAGGGATTTGAGACCATTGCGCAATTTGACGGGTTTGTCCGTACGCGTGTCGATGATGCAGTCGGCATAGTATACGCCATCCGACCAGAGGATCCCCACTGCCAAGCCATCAGGCTGCCTGCATATCAACCAGCCATCTTGATAGCCGTAGATCACCATGCTCATCTGATTGTCGCCTTGCACCCAGAGTGCCCTGCCAGCTCTCGGCCGCTCGACCTCGATGGACCAGATCGGCTGACCGTAGCTTGATCGTGGATGATCGGTGGTGTGATGGGCAAGGATCGTCTTGCCTCGTGAGATCGTGATTGGTGTCATGGTCGTCCTCCTCCGTTAGTCGTTGATACCATAATTGGACTCATCGCTCGCCTCGCGGGCCTCTCGCACAACAATGGCTCCCGTCCTCTTGGGTTGATAATTACCGCAATCTCCATAGCACCATGTCTGACAGCTATAGCAGTACCCGGCACCCATATCGCGGTCGTAGTATTCCTCTGCTTCTTTTTTCCGGCGTGGTTCGTCGGCCTTCCGCGCCCGCGCATTATGGATCGCCGTCAAGATCTGCTCATCAGATTGCCTGGGATCGTCGACATCATGGCCTGTGGCCAAGAGATGCCTGCACTCCGCCAAGATCTCCACATCTGGTCTGCGCCCATCGCCGCTCCATTCCACCGGACTGTAATCACCCCAGCCCCGAGATGAGAGATACACGCTGATCGTATTAGTCTCAAGCTCCTTGCATTGTCGCTGCTCTTCGGCTTTGCGCGCCTCGATCTCCGTCTTGCGAGATTGATGATCGTCAATCGCGGCCTCCAAGGCGCTGCGTATCGGTACTGGTATTGCAAGTTGGCGCGCCAGCTTAGCCACCCGACGACCGCCCGACAGATCGACGTTGAGTGCACAGTATTGATTGATCTTGGAGCCCTGTTTGCGGAGATCCTCCAGCGTCTGGTTATCGGTCACCGCATCCTGGATGTCTATGACATTACACCAGGGCAAACGGACACTCGGTCGCCCAGTACGCGCGAAGACTATCTCATCATCATCGACCAGGACCTCACGTTGCGTGTCCTTGTAGATTGTGCGTATCATTGTGAGCCTCCTTACTCTGTCTGCGATTGAGTCTCTCTCAATCGTCTGTATACAACGTAACATAATGATACGTCAAAGTCAAGGGAAATCGGCATACGTATGTCAATTTCTGTCGTTTTGCTAGAAATAACAACCCTCTAGGATGCGATATAGGAGCGTAACATTTTGTTGCGAGGGGATCGATCTAGAGAAATAACCCCCAAAATCCGCTCATTTTCGAGGGTAGCAAAATGATACGGGCGCAATTCGCACGATTTCGCAGGATGGCGAGGGGTGGTGATCATCCCGTCCCCCGAGAACATCCCGTCTAGCGCATCCTGGCGCCATTCAGAGGGGCTCAGAAACTGGGGAAATGCCCGCGACGTCGGGTATTAGTATGAGGGGATGGACTGTCAGCCCCAGAGCGAACTGGGCAGGTCCCGGCCGCACTTCGAACATACCTTGGGCTTGCTACCCAGTGGAATGCGCGATTCACAATGCGGACACTTTTTTTGAAGCAACATCAAAATCGGAGCGATGACGATCGCTATGATTATTCCAACAATGAGTCCTTCAGCCATTTCTCTTCCTCCCTTTCTTTTGTGCGTTGTACTTCGCAGGCTCTTCCGCTGCTTTCAATACGTTCATCACATTGGGCGTCCGTTCCATATCCAAGGCGATCGCCAGGTCCGTCGTGTTCGTGATGCCCAGTCCATGCAGCACCGTAAGCATCGCGCGATCCTCTCTTGTGATCGCTTCTTTCGCCCGACGCTCGATCATCTCCTCAAACTGATGATTGATCTCCTCCTGACGCTCACCGGTCATGAGCCATACGACATCACATCCTAGCTTCCTCAGGCGTTCTTCCATCTTATTGCCTGGCAGCCATCTCCCGCTTAAATAATCATTGAGTTGCTGGGGGCTGATAGTCAAGGCTTTCGCGAACTCGGTTTTCCAGCCTCGTGCCGATCCAAAGAGTTGCTGCCCAAAAAGCGCTAAACGCTCCGAAATTCCTGTTTTGGTTGCCAACATCATTTTACGTGGATTCGCCTAGAAAATTAACTTGACAAACGACGTGGAATCACCTATATTGCGCCATCTAGTTACCGCCTTAATCCATCATCAAATTAACAGGCTGAAGATATGCAAGAAGAGGCCCGGAATCAACTCGACGGAGAATTCATCCGGTACAAGGCCCGCCGCAACGGATGGCGCAAAGTAAAGCAGATCGCCAGGCGCGTCAATCGCAGCAGCGCCGCCGTCTCCCGCGCGTTTAGTGGCGAGCTCCCAAAGCTCCTCGCCAGGATTGACAAGCTCGTGAGCAAACCGAAGAACTCAAAAAAGGCCGCGGCATGAAACGAAAACCTGAGAATTGCTGTCGCTCTTGCCGAACATCGTTGCCGATCTACGAGTTTAAAACGCTCCGCGGCAAGATCATCCACGTCTGCGGGCGCTGCCGGAACGATCTCCTTGAGATGGGAATATTCATCAAGGAAGTCCTTGAAAAGGAGAAGTTCGTCGGGCCGCCTCGCGTCATCGTCATGCCGCCAAGCAGTGCTGTCCGTTTCTTTCGGATTCCCTTCGTGCCCGACACCCCGTTGCCACCGCTCGACCGTAACGCTCTCATCCGCTCCAATCTCGTTGAACCTGAACTCCTGAAGAGATTCCCTGAATCCGCTTTTGGTAAACCAGACATCGCGGCGCTGCACAAATTTGCGATGAGACGCGTGATGAAGAGCGATGGCATCAGCGGATTCTCCATCGCCAAGGAGACGCGCGTGCTTCCACAGTATGCGGTGGACCGCTTTCTCGAGTTGCAAATCACGGATCCAAAGAGCCCTGAGTTTCATGGGTTCATGCGGTGGATTATTGATCATGGTTACACGCTGAATCAGATCGTTCAACGCTCTGATCTCAAAAGACTGTTTACGACGCCCTCCGATGGCAGTCCAACCGCAGAATTAGGGAAATTCCCTACTACTGATTTCATTGAACCAAAGTCACCCGAAAACCCTTACCCGACCAATGACACGGTTTGAGCGACTTCAGGCTTATCGACGGACACTCAAAGAGCGCGGGATCACGCTCTATCACCTCTCACAGATCCTTCGAATCGGCTACGATCGTGTCTATCACTATTTCAATGCCCGTTTCTCGAAAATCTCCAAGCGGGACCGCAAACTGATTTATCATTGGCTCGTCGACCAGGGCATTATCATTGTCAAGCGCCGTCCTCGCTGTTCCTGCCCGCATTGCGGCAGAGTACATGTCGAGGCGATCCCGTTCCGCTGCACCACAAAATCCCCTCTTCTTCTAGGAGAGGGTGAGGGTGAGGTTCGATCCCAATCTACGCAACCGCGCGACGGAGCGCAATCAGAATCGCTCGACAGGAATCCCGCAAGAATTCCGCAATAAGAAAACAGAGAGATCCCAATGGCCACCACCGTGTTCACGACCGAAGAAAAGCAAATCCTCGCCAACAAAATCTTTGAGCTGACCGACAAGCTCAACGTCGCGATCCAGCAGGCGCACGCGGCCGGCCTCACCATCAATCTCATCGCGATCCCGAGCATCGCGTCTATCTCTCCGATCATCAAGGCTTTCGTCAATGAGATCGTCCCGTTCGCCGATCCGAAAGAACAATCTCAAGTCAGAACTCTGGACTCTGAACTTTGAACTCGGAACTTCCATGCTTGATTACCATCTGATCTTATACGCCACGATCAAAGACTTCGAGCTGAAGGAGCGCATCCGCCGCGTGGATCTCACCTTCAACGGCTTCCCGCATCTCGCCGCGTGCATCGGGCACAAGAACGAAAGCACGCTCAGAAAGATGTGCGAGCCGCGCGCGAGCAGCAACGGCGCAAAACTCGGATTCGAGGACGCACTCGTGATCATGGCCGAGACCGAAGACTATCGTCTACTGTACTACCTGAAGGAGGAGCTCAAGCGTCGCCAACAATCCAACCAGCAGCAGCTCGGCCTTTTCTGCGAGCCGCTGCGCACACTCGAGGACCTCCCATGACCGAAGAAGTCGCAACCGTCAACCAGGATTCGCAAGTGATAACGTCTCACGTCTCACTTCTCCCGTCTCACGTCGACATGCCAAGCGTGCCCCACGATCGCATCACCCCGGAGATCCTCCGGAGGGTCGATGCTTTTTGGGGGTCCTTCTCGGCTGTCAACATTTCGGATGCCGAACGACGGATCGATGAGGAATTTTCGATCTCAGCCGGCCAACAGCGCCGATACAAAGCAGAGCTTCGAAAGCTTTTCAACCTTGCTTCAAGATCGCCTCTTTCTCTACTCGCAGGGCATCCTCAGATCAAACAAGCCATCGAATTCGTCCTGGTCCGGGACGAGCGAGCGGACAAGAACACGCTGCGCAGCGCAAAGCGCCTGTCGGTCATCGTGCCGGCAACAGGAGAACAGATCTCCGTCGAGGAGTTCTTGAAGTCCCTCTATCCTCGAGAGGGAGTGAACGCCGCGAGCTGCTATCGGGCACTCAGGGCCTTGTGCCTGAAGAAACGAGTCCTCCTCGAACCTTCCGAAGGTTCTCCGCGCCCGTCTTCGGGCCCTTCGGAAGGTTCCCGCGCGGCAACACTCCAGGACCTTCCCAGCGAGGCGAGCGTGATTCGTTTCCTGCGCAACTGGCGCCAGGAATTCGTCGCCGTCCGGCGGGGAAGAAGCCGGCACCATGACTGGGAAGCGCAACAGGAGCCCTACGTCACGCGGGATGTCAACGAGTATCGCCCCGGCGAGCTCTGGATCGGCGATCACACCGAGCTCGACTTCATGGTCCTCAACGAGCGCGGGCAGCTCGACCGGCGCTGGATCTCTGCATTCATCGACATCCGTACCGGGCTGATGATAGGTTATCACCTATCGTGGCAGCCGAATTCTCAAACGATCGCGCTTGCGTACCGCAACGGTGTCCTCGGCTCGCAACTCAAGGCATTCACCGGTGAGAAATTCGAGGCGGTCCAACTCACCAACGTGCCGGAGATCGTGATGATCGACAATGGCAAGGATTACCGCTCGAAGTATACGAAGCGTGTCTTCGGCAAGATCGACTTCGACGATGCCGCCCGTCTCAGCGTGCAACGTCTCACCAGATTGCATTACGTGCTTCGTTACCACGGCCAGTCGAAAGCCCAGATGGAGCGATGGTTCGGCGTCTACGAAACGATGATCAAATATCTCCCCGGCTATAAGGCGAACGAGTACCGGAACAAACCTGACTCGCTCGCCGAGGACCTCAAGGCCGGTAGGATTCTTTCCGTTGCTCAATTCGACGCGATCACCGCCGTCGCCATCAACAGCTACAACAACCGAGTTCGCAAGTCCCTCAAGGACCAGTCGCCTTTGCAGTGCTATCTCACCAACCAGACTCAGCAGCGTTCGATCGATCTGCGCGTGCTGGATTTTCTGCTGATGAAGGTCCAGGGCCGCCGCATCCGCCGCTGCCAGGTCACGCTCCTCGGCAAAGAATATTACAGCGACGCGCTCATGGCAGCCAACGATCGAGTCGCCGATGTCTATTACGATCCCCAGGACCTCGGCTTCGTCTCCATTTACGTTGACGGCAAGTTCGCGGCGGTCGCTTCGAACAAAGAGATGATCGGTCGCGATGAACGCGGATGGCTGAAGATTCTGCACGAGCGTAAGCACGCAGAAAAGCAGATGCAGACCGAACTCAAAGAGTACAAGAAGGGCATTACGAACATCGAGGCGAGGATGATGCTGCTCGAGGGGGAGCTGCTGAATGTGACGCCGGTCTCGAATGAGCTGCTGCGGGGAAAGGCACCCACCGTAACATTTTTGACCGGCGTCGAGCAGCAGGCAAAGGAGAATCAACGAGAGCTCGAATCGGAAAAACAAGCCGTCGAGACCCGGAGGAAAGCGAAAGAACGAAATAGGCGTCAGCCGCTCACGCTCGCAATGGTTGATCGCATTAGATAACCCCAGGATTCATCCTGGGGAGAAGGAGATCGCAATGCAAACAACAAGCAAGCTCGCGCTCATCGAACAAGCCCAATTCACGACGGACAAGCCCGAGGAGATCCGAACCCGCCTGAAAAGCCTGATGGAATCCGGAGAGATTACGCTCCGGGCAATCGGCAGATTCACCGGATACAGTTCGCCGACGATCAGCCAGGCGTTGGACGGGACGTACACAGGGGACGTCGAGAAATTGGAAGATGCTCTCGCTCGGTTCTACCGAAATTGGCTCGCGAGCAATCTGATCGTCGAGACGAGCGTCGTGAAGGAGATCTATGCGACGATGATGTTGGCCTGGAAGCGCAAAGAGATGGCACAGATAACCGGGCGCTACGGCGTGGGCAAGTCGAAGGCGACGTCCCGGTTCGTCGCTCTCAATGGAGACTTCGCCGCGTATGTAGAGCTCACGTCAACGACCTCGCCGACGTCGCTCCTGCACCGGATTGCGGAAGCATTGAACGTCGAATCACAGATGGTCGGCAGCCAGGACGACAAGCTCTTCGCCATTATCCGCGCACTCCAGCGAAAGCCCAGGCTGCTGGTGATCGACGAAGCCGACAACCTGAAAGCCCGGACCCTGGCAATTCTGAAAGACGTGCACGGAGGCGAGGCATCGGAGCGTTGCGCCGTCATCCTGGTCGGAACCGAACGGCTCAAGAAGCTTCTCCAGGACCCGATCCTAGGCTATCTGCGCCGGCGCATTCGGATCAAGCGTGAGGTACGCGACATCGGTTTCGAGGAGGCACGAAAGATTGCCGACTTCTGGCCGCACAAGCTCGACAAAGACGAGCTGAGGGAAGCCTGGAACTGGTCGCTAAAACATTTCGGTGTTGCAAGCCTGGTTGCCCTGATGGCCCGAGCGTACGACGAGATGCAGATCAACGAGAAGAAAAGGATTGACAGTGAATGCCTCGAAGGAGCGTACGGATGGCTCGTGGACTAAGAGAACCAATACCCTCTCCACCTAGGAGAGGGTAGGGTGAGGTTCAAACAATCATCTACCACAAGGAGGACATTATGAGTGAGAAGCGATTTCACATCAGCAAGGATGGCAAGGTGCTGACGGATCGAAAGAACAACACCACGATAAGCGTCGCGAAGTTCCGGATTGATCAGATGCATCGTACGCCCTCCGTTCTTTTCAACGAGGGGGTCGAAGGGAAGAAACAGCTCAAGATCGCACGGTGGACAATCGACGAAAGTGAATTCAATTTTGGCGCGGTCGAGCCGCCGACAGCTGGTCGTGAGAGAATGGCGCGCAGTGATGACAAAGCCTTTTTCACGAAAGACGAATTGATCTCGGTCCACCTAGCCCTGCAGACGGCCGCTGACATCACGCTCAAGAAATTGGTCGGGCTCATCCGTTCTGAGTGACCGTGACTCGCAACAAGTTCATACAGCGGATCCACGTCCTGAAGCGGGATCTCGGTCTCGACGACGAGACCTACCGCACGGTCCTCGACTCCGTTGCCGGTAAGACGAGCTGCACGAATCTCGAGGAGGAGGAACTCAACCTGGTCCTGCTGGCGCTGGAGAAGATGTCCCGAGGAGGCAACGGCGCGACTTCGGTGACCCTTCGAAACCAGCGCCAGCAAAGATTCATCGCCCGTCTGATGGATTACCTCGGCTGGACCTGGAAGCAGACGTCGCACTTCTGTGTGCGCCAAACGGGCAAGCGGTCCACGAGGAGCTGCAACGCCGCCGAATTGAGCAAGGTGATCATCGGCATGATCAGGCTCATCGACGAGGACATTGAGAAGGGGCGTTTGAAGCTCAGCCCGGAGAAGCTCGAAGAGTACAGGCGATACACGAAGATGCAACGCGGAATGAACGACGAGCCGACTTGCAAGCACGAACGCTCAATCGATGTGCCCGGTAATTTCTGCTGGAAATGCGGACGCGAATACGATACTCCAACAGATCATCACTTAACGGAAGGAGCAACGACATGATCGGAATTCTCGTCGTCATCGCAGTCGCTCTCGTTTTTTTCATCCTGGCCAACGTGCTCAGGCGCGAAGGTCAACCATCGGACGAAGAGCGCACGAAGCAGCTCATCATGCAGGCTGGGATTCTCTATCCGGATCTTAGACTTACGGATGCGCTGGATAAACTTTTTGAATTCACTTACAAAAGCTTAGTCGCGGCGAAAAAGCGGGGCGAGGCGATTGAACGCTTCGTCCGCGATCATCGTCTGATCGTGAACGAGCGGCTTCATATTTGGAAAGAGGAAGTCGAACGGAAGCAGGCCGAGATTGAGCGCGATAGTGGATTCAAAATTATCGAAGAGAAAAGAACATAACCCTCGCGCAGCGACCTCCGACTGTGATGGGCCCGCCCCGGATCTGGGAGAGCCGGGGCGGGTGCGAGGGACCAACAGTTCACAGTTCACGCTTCACCTTTTCCTAACAAGGAGTCACGCATGGCAAAGAAAATTCAAACGACAACGCTCAAAACCTTCGAAGAGGTCGATCAGGCACTTCTGAACCTCGGCAAGCAAGAAGTCTTTCTGCAGAGAGAAGAGGCGAGGCTCAATCAGGAGATCCAAAAGCTCCGGGAGGCCTCGGAGAAGATGACGGAGGAAGCTCGCAAAGAGAAGCTCGCGCTCGAAACGGACATCGAGCTCTTCTGCGATGAGCATAGGGACGAGTTTGAGAAGCCCCGCACGCGCGAGCTCATGCATGGCACAGTCGGCTTCCGGACGACGCCTCCGAAGGTTGCGTTGCTCAACCGGCAGCACAATTGGGCCACTGTCCTCGAGCTGCTCAAGAGGATGAAATGGGGTGCCCGCTACCTGCGGGAGATCTTCGAGGTCGACAAGGAAAGGATCCTGGCTGATGTTGCTATGAAGGAGATCAGCGACGCGAAGCTCGCTGCGGCTGGAATGAAGATCGCGCAGAGCGATGACTTCATCTATGAAATCAAATGGGAAAGTATCCCCTGAGATGGAGTATCGCGTTTAGAGAACCATGGACGGACGCGAGATGATCGAGCTCAATACAAAAGAACTCCGCTCCGACATCATCCGTAGGGCGGGCGCCAAGCCGATCGGCGAGCAAGGGGGAATTGTCTGGTTCGTCGATCCGGTGACGCAATCGACTCTCGTGCTGCCACCAGATGAAGTCACGCCCAGCAACGTTAAATTAAAGATCAAGCAGTCAAGGCGGGCCTTCGGGATACGGCGCTGTTGGCTTCGGCAACTTGCTAGTTGGTGGCATTGGCATTGAGAGATCTGGTAGTCATGACGGCCGCAGAGCTCGAAGCGAAAATCTACTACGCGATCCGGTTTATCGTGAAACGCCAGGCGATCCCAGACACAATCGTGATGACCGCAGCAGATGCCGCCGCACGCGAGATTAGCAAGTACCAGAAGCAAGTTGATTCCCGCACGGAGAAGGAAAATGAAATCATATCGCAAAATGACGGAAGCTGAGCGAAAGGCGAGCTGCGTCGAGGTCGTCAGTTCCTTTTATCGCAGTCACAATCGAGTGCCAACGACCTCGGATGTCAGCGCCACCTTCATCAAGCGAGTCAGGAGCCATTGGGGATCCTGGGAGAACGGAATGAAGGCCGTCCTCCAGGTGAAGCCCGGCCGGCATCAGTGGAGCGATGAAGAGATCCTGCAGGTCCTCCGGGACCTCCGGGCGAAGCTGAACCGATTTCCCAAGGCGACGGATCTGGAGAATGTCAAGAAGTCCCTCCGGCGGCATGTGACCATGCGCTTTGGCGGGCTAAACAACGCTCTCGAAAAAGGTCTCCACGACAGTCCTCGGATCCAGATCCTCAAAGCGCTGCGCGAACTCACGCCGCCGCTGTGCGACTCCGCTTCAACGCGTGAAATCGCTGCGCTCTTACAAGAGAAGAAGACCCCGCTCTCAACACAGGAAATTGGCGTCCATTTGGACGATGCGCGCAGAGCCGGCTACGTCGACTGCAAGCGATACTCTGAGACGAGTGCCTGGTGGTTGACCGGGTTGGGGAAAGGACTTTTGGAACAATGGATGATGAAGGATTCGAAATAGTGCGACATAAGCGTGACAAGGAGTGCGCACCTGGTCTGCACAGCGATGTACCGATCATCGAAGGCGACCAAACGGTAGGATTGGTCTGCACTATTTGCGGCCGGCGAGTGCGCGAGGCCATGGAGTACAGTTATCTGGTAGTATCGCCCGAGGGACTTATCGACACGCGCGAGCGGCCGCCGAGCCGGAAGGACCCGAGATTCTGATGTCCACGATCATCGTCTATGCGAACAACTCCGTCGCGGTCGATGGCAAACCGAGCCGAATGGCAGAGAAGGATCTCAAGCGGCTCAGAATACCTATCATCCGGATAGCGCGCACATGGGAGGAGACTGATGGAGCGGAACGCCGATGGATCGGCCGCGACGATTACATAATCTTCCCGACGTGCACGGAACTTGGGCGCGGCAAAGCAAAGATTGAGCCGCACCGGCGTGTGCGACTCATTGGCAAGGTCCTTGCGGAATGCACGAAATGCCATCGGATGAAACCACGGGGGCAGTTCCCTCGGAATCGAGCGACTGCACTGGGGATCGATTCATGGTGTAAGTCATGCCATGCTACAGCAAATCGTCAGCGCCGCAAACAATCATCCTCTCCTCATAGGAGACGGCAGGGTGAGGTTAATGGCCCGGTATCGAAGAAACCCATATCGCATGGAAGTGATCAATCGATTCGGCCAGACTGTCAATCTGCCGCTCTTTGAACAGACCTCGAGACGACTTCCAGAGCCGACTCGAAGCCGGTTTGAAGGCGCGCCGAAATCAATCGCGGTGGCGACGGACACGCGCAAACTATCGCACCTTATTCTGACGCACGACAAGCGGCAGCTCACGAACAAGCAGCTCGCAGTCCTTGGGGCAATAATCGACATCGGTCCTGCATCGAACGAAGAGATCGCTCACCACCTTGGCTGGGAAATTAACCGTGTTGTAGGGAGGACTTTCGAGTTGAGACAATATGGCATTGTGGTCCTTGCAGGCAAAAGAAAGTGCCGAAGGACGGGCATGATCGTCTCCGTTTGGCAGAAAAAAAATGATCCGCTTAAATAAGGATCTTGTGAAAGCGGCTTTTGGTGCTGGATTCAGCGTCGGGCAACCGTCTGGCAAAATGTCTCTGCGTGAATGGCTCGCGAAGTGGACGAGCAAGAAGCTGAACATCGCCGATCGAAATTGTCAGCATCGTCGCTCGCGTGGAGTGCCCGGGAGGTTCTGCTGGAAATGTGGGCAGGAGTTTTGAATTGCGGAGCTGGCAATGACTCAAACTACACAAATCGAGCTTTTCCCATTGGTGAATATCTCGCGCGGAGTCTTCAGGGGATTCCTCGGAGATCTCCTGCGCGACGTCAACCAGGGTCTCTTCGATGATTCGGAACGAGATTATGAGTTCTATCCGGTCAAAACACGAGTCCTGCGCAAGTATGGAAAGTTCGACGGTTATGACATCCAGAGGATACACGACCTTTGCTGGAGTTGTGACGGGACCGGCCGATGGCACTACTGGTATGACGACGGCGGAGATTGGTGCTGGAAGTGCAACGGGACCGGCACGTATCGCCTTGCCTGGCATCTTCTGGAACGATGGCGCCTGGGAGAGCATGTCTTTCACCATCCGGTATGGGAAGTGGCCCGGCTCGGCCGAGTGGCGCACTTCATCAAAGGCCGCATCGAAAGCAAGCATCCGGACCACATATTCGCGCACAGGGGGCTCCTGGTCCTCCTGGCTCTCTTTGATCTCAAAGGATGCCGGCGTGTCATCAAGAGGCGCATCCGGTTGCGAGCTCATTCACATCTGAATGCACTGATGTGCAGTGACCCGGTTATCAGGTTAGACAACTTACTGATCGATCTCAATGATTGGCTCAAGCGTCTCGGTCTCATAAGCGACATGACCGTGTACAAGGATTGAATTACTATGAGAGGCAAACAACAATGATCACTCTCCTTCTCGTCCTTTTCACCGCCGTCCTGTATGGAATGATCGAGGCGGTGGTGTACGATCACGGGTTTCAACCGCCGGACGACAAGAAACTCTTCGGCTGGTTCTCGCCGTCCTATCATATCCCGGCAGCGACGCTTTGGTTCCTGATTTGTTGCCTGGGCGGCCAACCGGAATTATTCTTCACATATTGCTTCGTCGAGGACCTCAGCTATTTTGTTTTCAGTCCCAAGGACAGTCTCGACGACGAGGATTGGGTGAATTGGAAGCTCGGCGGCTTCTATCTGAGCGATCTGGTGCCGGGGCTGTTTCCAAGTCTGGCCGGCTTTCCGAACACGAAAGCGGGCTATATGCCATGGACGTACGTCATCCTCAATGCGCTCACGATCATTCTTTATCTCATCTGACAAATGCCAGCCGTTGAGACGTTGATCGAACTGCTGAGGAAGATCTCGAAGAGCACGGACCACGTCCGGGTCGAGGTGGACTATGATGGACGAGAGTTCCACTGGAAGCTCCCACAGAAGGATCTCACGGCGAGCGAGTGGACCCCAAAGGATAACAAACTTGAGAAGAAGTTCCCGGCTAGAGGCAGCCCGGAGGGTTGCGGCTAACTCGCGGAATGACGCAACTGGTTGCGTTATCCCAATGGGTAGCACGGTTTGATTCGAGCGGCGGAAATTGTTACATTGTGAGTGAAGTAATAGGGTAATCCGATAATAAGGAGCCCCGGTTTGGTGATGGACAAACAAGAATCTTTGTCCCACCAGATTGGGGCTTTTTCTTTTTTATCCCCTCTCCTCCTAGGAGAAAGTAGGGTGAGGTTCTGATGGCACGAAAGATCGAACGGCTCGACGCAAAACGAATCTATTGCGAGGAGCTGAAGGAGATCCCCGAGATCTCCAGGATGCTCAACGTCCCTGAGAAAACGGTCTACCGCTGGAAAACTGAGGACAAGGAGGGGGGCGTCGATTGGGACAAGGAACGCGAGGCGATTCGCAACACGTCCTACAGCTCTGCGAAGCAAATGACCTTCGCCCTCAATTCCACGCTTGGCAAAATGATCGAGGAGATCAAGGAGACCGGCAAGATCAATGCGACGGATATGTATGCCATCCGGCAGCTAATTCTCAGCATCAAGTCGATGGAAAAGGACGTCGACTCGTTCGGCAACATCATTTTAATGATGAACGAATTCACAAGTTTCATGGCCGATCGCGACCCTGACATCCTTCAGAAACTGCATCCATACATCGTCGAATTCGGCAACGAGATGAGTAAAAAGTATGGCAGGAAATGATGAGCCTCTCACAGAGAGAGTTCGATAAGCAATACAGCGAGCTGATCAGTCGCATCCAGAAACAGGCGACGCCTTTTCCGAACGACACGACTGCAAAGAAGATCGCCCGTATCAAGCGCGCCAGCGAGGACGAGTTCTTTTTTGCCGTCACCTACTTCCCCCACTACATCCAGGTCAAAGAAGAGTACCGAGAGATCTGGAAACGCCCGGATGAGAAGGTCAATTGGGTGGAGGCGGGGTTTGCCGATTGTCATGCGGAGTTTTTCAAGACGGCGAACCTGCTTCAGATTTTCAGCATCCTCGCTGCATTCCGCGAGAGTGGCAAAGACACGCTCCTCGGATTGATCGATCCGATCTTCAAACTCGTCACCGAAGAGCCGACGCGGATGCGTTGGTTCATCACCGTCATGGCGATGACGCAGGCGAAAGCCGAGGGCAAGATCATACCGATCAAACTCGAGCTCGAAAAGAACCTGCGGCTGATCAAGGATTTCGGCGATCTTGTAGCCAAGACAAAATGGGAGAACGATTACTTCATCCTCTCCAACGGCAGGGCGATGAAGTCTTACGGCCGCGAGCAATCGATGCGTGGCGAGGTCAATTTCGGACACCGCCCCGATCACATCATGCTCAACGACATCAACGATCCGACGAAGCCCGATAGTCCCGCCGTGATAAAGAAATTCATCGACTCAGTTAAGCTGGATATTCTCCCATCAGTCAATTCTCCGCGATGGTCCGCACTCTATCTCTGCAACTACACGGTCAAAGGGGACATCGTCGATGAATTGCTCACCGGCAAAAACACGAAGCACTACAACAAACGTATATTCCGCAAGCTGGTCCCAAACGAGCTCGAAAGCAAGGCCGATCTGCGGATCGCACAACAATGCCGTGCCGCCGGCTTCAGTGACACAATGAAAAGCGATTGGGAATACCGGCATCCGACGCTGCAGTGCCTCAAGGATGAGAAGAATGATCCGGAGACGTTCGCGTGCGAATCGCAGATGCATCCACGAAATCCAAAGGATCAGCGATTCAAAGATTCCTATTTTCGTTACCACACAAAACAGGAAATCCGAGGTGGAAAATATACATTCTACACGGCCGTCGATCCCACCTCAACATCAACAGGCGACGGCAAGGCGGTCATTACGATCGGAGTCGGCACTCGGTCAAGCGGCAACCTGCACATGCCGGTCGTGAAGGCGGACATACAGCAGGAATCGATCGATTGGATGCTCGATACTACCTGGCGCCATTTCGAGTTGTTCAAGATGAAGATCCTTGGAGTTGAGGAGAACGCATATAAAGATTTCGTCAGGCGCGAATATCTGCGTCTGATGGGCAAGAAAAGACAACCGTTGCCGTTCAAACCGATACAACAGAGCGGGAGCAAAATCGAGCGCATCGACACACTTGTCTTCATGGTGAAAGAAGGGATCATGACATTCGACCTCGACGATCCCGACCAGGAGATCCTCATTCGACAGCTCAAAGCGCATCCCAATCCCGGTTCTATTTCGAGCGGCGGTCTTGGCGACGATGGTCCAGATGCCCTGGCGACCGCCAAGCAACTGGTCGACCAGTATCCGGTTGGATCGAATGAGGTAGACTATGAGAGTCTGCAGAAACGAGAAGCCGTCTTTGGAAGAGGAGCCTACTGATGTGCGAATGGGGCAATCAGAAACAAGTCAGGCTCTGTCAGCCGAGAGAAGTGAGTGGAAGAACGACGGCGATGGTTGACTCATGCATCGCTGATGCGGTTCAGAGGCTCAATGACGCCGGCATTCACACCCTGGGAAGTTGCTGCGGTCACGCGAAAGTCCCACCCAATGTGATCGTCGAGGAAAATGGCGCCATTAAGGAAGTTAAATTGTAAGGAGACGAGAATGGAAGAGGAGAAGAAGACCCCGAACACCTGGCATTGGATCGAAAAAGCATGACACACTGGCGCAGGTTGAAGGCGTTTGGTGTCGCGATCATCTCCCTCGTCCGACCAGTGCAGATCAAAAGGAAGAGAGGGCGCGCTTGGATTGAGCGGGTGGGTTACAAGTTCCGCAGATTCCTTTCGTTCTTCTATGACGTGCGATGGAGGCGGAGCGGGAAGACATGGATACAATTGAGACAACACAGATGACGCTCCATGCATAAACTCTTCGGCTATCCTGGCGGGAAATGGCCAGTGAGGAACCTGATCATCTCATCGTTCCCCGAACACAAGACCTATGTCGACGTCTTCGGAGGATCTGCTGCCATTCTGTTAACGAAATCGCCGTCAGATGGAGAGGTGTTCAACGACAAGAACGAAGAGATTGTGAATCTCTTCCGCGTCGTCAAACATCGCACGGCTGAACTTGCGGAGAGAGCTCGAGTCTGGCTGCACAGCCGTCTGCTCTTCAACGAGATGAAAGCATACACGTCCCCCGGCGATGAACTGGAGCGAGCCTTCAGATATTGGGTGCTCCTAGCTGATTCGTTTGGAGGCATCGGCGGAACCTACGGGACCGCCCGTGACGGAATCCGCTCCGTGACGAAGGCCAGAGCTTATCTCGTTGAAGTTGCTGAGCGCCTCCAGAATGTTCACATCGAGGGACTCGACTTCTCTAAATGCATCAGCACGTATGACGCTCCGGAGACATTCTTCTACTGTGATCCTCCGTACCTCGGAACAAAGGGGGGCGATTCACACTATGAGCAACTGAGCGCAGACGATTGGAAGAAACTCAGAGACATGCTCTCTGGAATCAAGGGCAAGTTTCTGCTCTCATCCAATGATGATAAATCGGTTCTCAAGTTGTTCAACCACTTTCACATCCGACCGATCAACGTACGCGTGACATTGCCGAAGAATCAGAAGGCGGCAACTCGGCGAGAAGTGTTGATCAGCAACTACGTCTTGCCCTGGACGCGGTCACGCAGCGGCAAGCCGCACTATGCGATCGATCGGAAATCAAATCGTTCGACACACTCAGCCGGATCGCTGAAACGAGTTCGGTCGATGGAACCGACATGAAGGAGTATGTGAAATATATCGCCTGGATCATTGTCGCTATTGTGGTCCTGGTCCTCATATTCAAGATCTCGAACCTGATTGAGGGCCCCGCACACGTCGACTATACTGTCTCCACGCCGATCGATTCCGGATTTGTTCCTATCATCGAGAAGGACTACAAGCCGCGATCGACCCCCTTTGAACGGCCTTCAAAGCCTCCTGTGAAACTCCCTAAAGGCGTCAAAGAGAGCGACGTAAAACGAGCGATTGTTGTCGTCGACAGCATGGAGACCGGGTCCGGGCGGAAGTTTCTCGATACCACCACGGTCATAGAGCTGAAGTCCGGGGAGATCTTCGTGCCGAAGAAAGATGGCAAAGAACTCAGCGTGGAGGAATACAGTTACAAACCCCCAATTCTCGCCTTCGGCCTCTTTGGATCTCTGGGAGCTTCATTGGGCCAATCCGCCGGCAAGCTCGCCGTGTCGCCGATCGTGGGCGCATCATTGGCCCAAATTTCTGGACTTGTCCAATTCCCGCTCTTCAGCGCGGATTTTGACGGCATTGGAGCCGGCATCGGCCTCCGATACGGGAGCGTGATGGTTGGAGCTCACTCACATTGGCGGTTTGACGGCACACAAAGACAAATCAAGCTGTCTCTTCAATTTTGCATCAACTGAGGGAATCATGGCAAAGACTAAGCCGTCCACGAAAGGTCAGCAAAAGAAAAATGCGCCACTCACCGATCGTGTAGCGCTCGTGAGCTTGCTGGATCGTTACTCAACCTATCCATCCAAGGGACTCACTCCGGAGAGACTTGCATCGCTCCTGCGCGAGGCTGACGGCGGAGACATTTATCGCCAAATGGAATTGTTCGAGGAGATGCTCGAGAAGGACGGGCACATCCAATCATTGTTCCAGGCGAGGCGTCTTGCTGTATCCCGGCGAAATTATACCATCATCCCCGCCTCAGATGACCAGGCTGACGTCGACATCGCCGACGCGGTAGATAAGATGATCAAGAAGATTAAGGGATGGAAGAACGGGGTCAACGACATCCTGGATTGTGTGCCGAAGGGCTTTTCGGTGAATGAAATCTTCTGGACACCTACGGCCGATCAATATAGCATCGAACGACTTAGGTGGATCCATCAGAAGAAATTCCGGTTCGGCAAGGTCACGGACATAGATGCTGATCCGGAGGAACTGCGGCTCCTGGTCGATCCAAGACAGGTAGACTCTTTCCGGGGCCTAGTGCCTGATTCTGTAGTATCAAATGCCGTGTCAGACGGTATCTCTCTTGAGGCCGATCCGCGGCTGCGTCAGCGCTTTGTCGTTGCATACTGCAAAGCCCGCAGCGGCAATGCGTCGCGGACATCACTGCTGAGAACGTTGACCTATCTGTTCCTGTTCAAGAATTACGATGTCAAATGGTGGATCAGTTTCGCAGAGATCCAGCTTGGCTACCGCATCGGGAAGTATGATGCCTCTCAGCCTGAGCAGAAGACTCTCCTGGAGAAGGCGATCGCCGGCCTTGCAACCGACGCGGCCGCCGTCATCACGAAGGAATCCGAGATCGAGTTCAAGGAAATGCTGCAGAAGGCACAGAGCCACCAGGTCTATGGAGATCTGAAAGACTGGGCAAATTCGGAGATGTCTGAGGCCGTACTCGGCCATACAGGAACAACTACTGGCACGCCTGGCAAACTCGGGCAGGAAGACATGGCGAAGGAGGTCAAACAGGAGCTCGTCGAGGCAGATGCCCAAGTTGTCGATGAGGCCATCACTGATGACATTATCCGGCCGTACGTCGACTACACCGCAGGGCTGCAACAAGAATACCCGTACTACCAGACAGATCTTAATCAGGCGCTTGATCTCCTTAAAGAAGCACAAACCGACCGTCAGTTGCAGCAGATGGGATTCCCCATATCCAAGAAATACGTGAAAGAAAAATATGGCCGGCCCCTGCCAAATCCCAAGGACAACGAAGACGAGATTCTCCAGCCTATCAGCTTGCCAAGTCCGTTCGTCCAGGCGAAAACCGTCATAGGTGATAGCAAAAAAAAACTCCTGACCGGACGGTAGATGAGGAATCATACACTAGCCGAGTCGACACCGTCGCCGACAATGCGATCGAAGCGGCGGTCCCAATCTACGAGCCTTTTGTCGACCAACTGAAGTGGCAGATTGCCGAATCCCGGGACGCCCCGAAAGCACTCACTCTCGTTGACAACTACCATCTTGACGAATCTTTCCTGAAAAAGCTCTCTGATCATATTCTGGAGTGTCTCGTTACCGCAGAGTCTCTCGGCCGGAGTTTGGTCCAAAAAAAGAATGAGGCGATCAGTGCGAGAGTTGTCGCGGCAAGTCAGAACTGGTTCATTTGCGACGATAATGTTGTTCGAGTTGCCTTCGATCTCATCCCGCAAGAGGCCCTGAAATTCCTTCGAGAGAAGGCCCTGACAATCGCTGGCATCGAGCATCAGCAGGTGCTCTTGGATGTCCGGAAATTGCTTATTCAGGCTATCCAGGAAGGAAGGACATTTGACGAGTTGAAGACAGAGATCGACAAACTCTTCGAGAACTACGGCATCACGAAGTTGAATCCCTGGCACCTCGAGACTATCTTCCGTACGAATACGTTCACGTCCTACGCGGTCGGTCAGCTCGAGCAAGCAAAGTCGATGACTGACCAGTTTCCTCTATGGCGCTACTCGGCAATTAAAGACTCCCGGACACGTCCTGAACACCTTGCACTAGATGGCAATATTTACAAAGTCGGCGAAGGACCGGTCCCGCCAATCGACTACAATTGCCGCTGCACGGCGATCTATTTGCACATCTCGCAGGTCGAGAGCCAGGGTTTGAAACCGCTGGAGTGGGAGGGAAATCCCGACTTTGTTCGCTTTACAAGCAGCAAGGCGTGGGAGAAATGGAAGGAGTCGAGGCAGGAGGTCCTTACGCCCGACGTCAACGCGTGGATTCAAGCCAATCTGTGACGTACTGTCAGAGTGTCCTTGGACTCATGCCTTCGAAATCGGCGCAAAAATGGCCTGCGTACCCCTTGAATGATAATTTGAAGCGCGATTGAAAATCAAAGACTTACGGCAGCGTCGCGCGAATAATGTGATCGGTCGCTCTCACTTTCTCCCAGTTTCTCCCGCTAATTCTCATTTAAAGTGCGCGGTCATTTTTACCTGTCATCCCAACATCCCTCGACATAATAACAAGTTACAGCAGTCCGGTAAAAATAACCGTCGCGCGTTTAATGTGATCCCCTACAACGGATTTCCGAACGCGATCGCGATCACCGGCTTGCCGAGCGCGATGACCTTGCCCAGAAAATCCACCTGCTTCTTCGGA